CGCCTGGACCACCAGAACCAACGTCAAACTGCCTCCAAATTGCATCACCTGCCTCAAACTCTGACAGGTACCACAGATCACCTTCAGTCCCTGTCGTTGGATTCTCAGCAATAATCCAAAAAGTCATCAAATTGTGATTCTTATCCAGTATAGTCGGAGCTTTTGGATATTTAACAACAGGTGTGATGTTGTCTCCTGGGCCTGTATATCGTACCGGATTTTTGAACGGCACTCCTGCTGTATTTCGTGACATTTGAATTCCTCTATACTTTGATTATTACTTTAGCTGTTAGTTAGATTGAAATACCAGAGTTTGATATCTGAAATGTTCCGTTAAATCTCAACACATCATTAATAGATATAACTGTGTTCGGAAGCGTTGTCCCACCGTTAGAATAGAATGTAAAAATAGTATTTCCGGTTTGAGTTCTCGTTGAAAAAATATATGAGAGTCCGCCGATTGATGTCACGCGATCCCCTGCTAAATTCAAACTTCCAACATTGATCGCCTTTGGAAATGGTACTGTCCACTCCATAGCGTAAGCGCCAACACCCGTCACTGAACAAGTTCCCTTAAATCCAATTACACACAAACCGCTTCTTTTCACCCAATAAGTATATATGTTTTCTGTAAATTGTGGTTCTGTTCCACCATTAATTGTAATGTATGTATTTGTTGAACATCCCAACTGACCTTTTGGGTATATAAATGGTGTTGATTCGTGATATTTTTCGATTCCGTCTGCATTAGTAAGAGTCTGAACAGTCCAGTCATCAGCAGTTGTTAGCTTTTGCATACGAAAAGAACCAAGACAGATACAAGGATTTGCGTCGTAGACAGTTTCAACTATATTTTCCAAAGAAAAAAAACTAAGCATAGAGTCCGCAACTGCATTATCCGGTGCGCCAATGCTCGCAGCTACTGGACTTATGTCTGCATGGGGAACTCGGCTGATCATAAATGCAATATCGTCTTCGTCATCATTTGATACCGCATACAGAAAGAATGGCATATCTTCCGCCCAGGCTACACCTGTAGTCACGCCAAACAAATTATTAACGATCTCACTAGCTCCAACGTCGTCAATGAAGCTCTGGTCGGATGTTACAGGTATTGTAACGAGCTGTCCCGGTGTCCCCTTTGACTGTAACGTCACGTTCCCAACATTCGTCGCACTAAGAGCTGTTCCACCTGCGCTAGTGACCTTGAATACTCCAGTTCCACCGTCATAAGCTATACCAAGGTTTTTTGCCCCAGGCTTAGGATTAGCAGATACGAAACCAGTGGCTCCAACTGAGAAATCATTCAGATTATAGTGAGCAAGACCACTTTTAGTTCCATCGGCTGCTGATACAGCGGATGCGTACTGAGCTTCTATCTCATAAGAGTTAATTGCCCTTGTGTGAGTCTCTATAGGAACGCTATGAGCTGTTACAGCGTTTCCTGTGATCGTAACGTTTCCGGTTACAGGATCTGGTACAACTGGATTAACCCCTGGAGCAGTAATAGAGTCTACTGTAACTGAATCAATCGCCAACCCTCCACCAAGCAACTGAACATATCCGTCCGCATCAACAGTGAACATGGTGTCATCGAAAGATGCGATTCCAGCATCGTTCTTATCACTAGGAGCTCCGGTAATTGCTGCGCCAACCTGGACTTGGACATCAATTTTATTTGTACCTGCAACTGTTTCCACAGGTATTCCTGAAGGATTGGCAGCATTAGCCACTACTAAGCCATCAATATCAACGTTACCCGATCCATCTGGGCTTACTTGTACATTTACCTGATCACGAAGGAAGTTAATTCCTGTACCACCTACTCCAGTATCAAACTGTTTCCAAATAGCATCACCATTTAAAAACTCAGATAGATACCATAGATCACCTTCTGTACCTGTTGGGGGGTTGTCACCAACCAACCAGATAGTCATCAAATTGTGATTCTTATCGAGTATCGTTGGTTCCTTGCAATGTTTCACAGTAGGAACAATATTAGCACTTGGACCGGTGTATCGGATTACGTTTTTATAAGGAACTCCCACTGTGTTTCGTGACATTTACTTCCCTTTTTTTTCTGGTCTACGGAATGTATTTATAGCCTTTTCGCGCTTTTCTTTGTCATCACCATCAACGCATTGAACAAAATCTTTATAAGCTTTTTGTAGCTCAAGACAACGCTCTTGCATTTCACCGAGCTTTTCACGGTCTTTCATCAATAGCGCTTGGATAATCTCGTTTGGTGGATAGTCGCACGTAATACACAACGATCCTTTAACACTTTTTTTCATTTCTTCGTCGTTCATTAGATTCCTATAGTTATGGGAAATAGACTGGAGGACCGTCCGTTGAAACTGCTGCTCCGCCATTCGTTCCAGTAAAACCATTTCCACTTAAATCTTTAGCTGCTAACTCACTGAGAGGCCAGTATGCTTGTAGATTATTTGCAACTGATGCTGGCTTGTAACGGATTTCTTCAATTTCTGCATCTGATAAAGCTCTGTCGTAAAGATGTACATGCGCTAATTTACCACCGAACGCATACGCCGAAAACCCTGACATCCCTGCGATTTTAAAATCTCCCGTTCCAGTTGAAATATCTGAAATTACATCTGTAAACACTCTGTAAGATGTTGCATGGTTAGTGCCATTGATTCGTAATTTAAATAGTGGGGAACCGGAATTGTAATCCCAAGTGTAGGTGACGAAAAGCCACTGATCATCGGGCAGTAAAGTTGATGCAATTGTGTCTGAAGATCTTATAAAATGTCCTCCGGTTCCTTTAAATAATATTTCTACATGACCACCAGAACCGTCAATTATAAAATTTAACGAGGTATCAAATCCTCTAGAAAGAAATGCAACCGAATTATCAGTATCGTCATTTCGATTCATCCACATCGAAATTGTTACTGCTGTAGCTCCAGCCAGAGGATTATTTGCGCCAATATTTGTATTGTCGTCGTCTGCTGCTGTATATGCTATTGATCCTACTCCTGCAGTCATATTAAGCCCTCGGGATTCGAATATTAAAAGCTATCACGTCATAATCACCAGATAGATTTGTTGTCGTCGCGGCTGATCTGTATAGCCTGTAATAAACCATATTTCCAGCAGTCCAAGCTAGATTTGTAAGCGTTTCTGTATTTGAAATAATATCTTGATCGTCTTGTGTTGCACTTACAGCTTGATCGTCCCACACTTCCGCGCTTCCGTAAGACCCTGTTAATAGTCCACCATCGGCAACTTCAATGAAATCAAATGTGAATTTCACGTTCTTGGAAGCTACTGCTGTAACTGCTGAACCCACAATTTCGAAAGTTACATTCGATGCTCCTGCTCCAAGATCTGTTGGCACTCTAAAAACACCTTGCATATACTCAGGTCCAGTTTCATCAAAGCTTCTGACAAGCATCTCTAAACTTCCGAAATCTCTATAAGATACTGGAGGAAACGCAGTTGTTGTGTTTACCTGATGTGGTGCTGCTAAACCGCCTGCGACAAATTCAGGCATATCACCGCTGCCACCAGTTGAATTAATTGTTACAGTGTTACCAGATGCTGAAGTAGTCACATTTGTTCCGCCAGCAATTTCTAGAACATTTGCTATTGGTACAGCAGAACCTGAATCGGCCGTGTAGGATGTTGCAATACTAGGTGTTCCACCGGTAACATTTAATATTCCAGACTGACTCATTAGATCACCTTTTTTTTCATTTCTTCGTCATTCATAATGATGCTCTTATTTATTTTTGATTTGAAATTCTAAAAAATTAAGCAAGTAAATATAAATTTAGAATTCATACCACGACATAGTAATAGGATCAGGTCGTTTTTTTGTTGTCAGAGTTTCATCATTTTTATTCCACTCAACTTGCTGAACCTTATCTCTTCCAAGTTTTAATTCGGTTTTGATGCTATTATTCTTGGTGTCTATTTTTGCGTCCGTACGATCTGTTGGCAAATTAACAGGAGCACCTAGCACTTGGCGAATATCATAAACCCACTTTTTTAATCCTGCATTACCACTCAAGAACTCAGCTTCAGAAATAGTGTTATCAAAATCTCGCGAATCTATGATGATATTTCCATTTATGTATGTAAAAAGAGTGATTTGAGTTCCACTGTCATCAAAAATAAGCGATGATGTTCGATTTGTGATATCAAAATCATGTTTTACTGATAGCATTATTGTCCTCCTAATAGGAATACTGGTGGTCCATTGGTGTTTGTCGTAGGACCACTTAAAGTGCCATTATTGGAATTATCTGATTGATCATATTGTGTAGATCCAATATCATTTAAACTCCAAAATCCAATAATTCCATCCGGAATAGAGTAAGGATTTATATAAACATCTTTTATTTCATTTGCCGATAATTTTCTATTGTAAGCGATTGCCCATGCAAATTTTCCACTATACCACTCCGATCCGGATTCAGTAGAACCCATGAACATTCCAGTAGAACCGGATGACGTAACATCTACTGTCTGAACTGCTGAAGAATCACCAACAAATGTAGCATCTTTATAATACGATATTTTCCCTGAATTATCTGATTTTCCCCAGGTTGAAGCGTAGGATTGCCAACTGTCATTAGATGGGATTATTGCGATCGGTTGACTAAACGATGCATTGGGCCAAATCACTGTACCCGCTACACCAAAAGATGTAAAAATCTGAAATGGTGTTAGAGTTCCGTCTTTTCTCCAAACAGATCTATTTCCGCTTGTAGATACTGGATTTAACCAACAAACCATTGAAAAAGCAGATAAACCATCAAAAATTGTAATATCACCAAAAGTAACATTGTCGTTGGTTCCATCAAAAGATAAACAAGCAGAAGCAGTAGCCATTAAGCACTCCTCGGAATCTCAATTGCCAACGAGAATAGGTACATATCACCAGTAAGGTCATCTGTAGCCGCAGGATTCCTGCTCAATCTAAAAAACACAATATCGTTTGCTGACCATGCAAGATTACTCACTGTCTCTGTCCACGTAACTTCTGTCACGTCATCTTGGGTAGCATCTATCGCTTTATCGCCAGAGTCTTCATCTGTATACGCAACATCAAAATCTTCAGAGTCATTCACTGCAACATGTCCAAACGTCAATGCGATGTTCTTAGAAGCTGCTGCGTTCTTTGCCATCACATAAGCACGGAATGTTACTGTACCCGCTGTGTCAATCTCTCCTGGCACTTGTAGCTTTCCGTTGGCATATTCTTCAGTAGTGTCGTCGAATGCCCTTACAAAGGTTTTAACCGTTGTTCCTGATAGCTTTTCAAGAGGTGCAAAGCTTGTTTCAAGTGGTTGTAAAGCTTCAGCAGGAAACCAATACTCTTTCTTTGTGCTTCCGCCACTACCACCACCAACACCCCACTTAAGTCCTGTAGCTTCAGAACTGTCAGCAGTGAGTACCTGTCCATCAGTTCCTACAGGTAAGCGTGTTTCTGTAGTGTCGTGTGTGACAAGGTCACCTTTTGTTGTCAATATCGTTAATATTGAGTTGATATATCCGCCCTGAGAAATAACTACCCCCTCTTCTCTAATCTAGAAATTAAATTGTAAATGTTCTCTATTTTCTTTTTTTCGTAATTAAATTCATCTCTGAATAAGTTGATGTTTTCATTAACTCCATTCACGTCAATTTTATTACTCTGTACACATGTAAACAGTTCTTTTTTCATAGATTGAACTTCTGAAGGCAAGGAAAGAATTTCATTTTTTAAGACGACATCATTCTTCTGTGTCTTCCTGTAAAATGTAATTATATTTTCATTGATATCTTCTACAGATCTTTTTAAACCTTCAATATCGGCCTGGTTTTCTACACTGCATCTCTTAACTTTAGACTTGCATTCAGTACATTCAATTATTAATTGATTTACAAGATCAGAGGTGTTTCTTTCGAGAACATCTTTAGAGGATCTGTATTTCTCAAAATCTTTTGTGAGTCGTTCAAGCTTGTGTTCTAGATTTAAAACATTAATTTTTAAATCAAAGTTCTCTGACTCAATTTTATTAATGATGTTATGACTGTGATCAAGCTGCTGTGCATACTTCTCGGAAAGAACTTCAAGCTTTCGATCAAGTTTATTTATTGAGATATTTGTAGCAAGTTTTGAATCATTATAGTTTTTGACTTCCTGTTGAACAAGAAGCTCAAACTTTTTTGATAGTTCTTCTTTCAAACTAGGTCGTCGCACCATTAGACAAGCCCTTCGATATACACGCTACCTGAAACAGGAGCAGACAATTGCTTTACGCTCCATTGAGTTCCTATCGGAAAAACGTATTTGTCATCAAACTGTGCATTCATATTGGATTGGATATCCCACAATTTAAATGAACCTTGCTTAACGAAGATTTTATCTTTAGTTACATCGTTCGTAAATATCATGGAACCTTCAGTGTCATTTATAAAACAAACACATCTGGTAAGTTTGGTTGTTGGTGTACCAACGCTTGCATAAGCTCCGGATATTCCCCCAAAAGCTAAGCTTCTTAAATCGTCAAAATCTGCAACGGCTACCATAGTTATTCCTTGATCTCTTCTTTTTGTTCTTGTTCTGGAGCGCCCATCTTTTCGTCAGCTTCTGCCTGCTCTTCAAGGTGTGCTTTTATCATCCTATCAGCCGTCCATCCTTTCATCTCCATAAGAGAATCAAAAATTAACCCTAAGGATAGGTCCGCATCTACTATGAGTTGTATAGTTTTTCCGTCTTTTTTGACTTCTAGGATTGTTTTCTGTTTAATTTCCAAAATGCTCTCCATTCTAAATTTTTATATATTAAAAACACGATTAAGTCATCATCATACTAAAAACTTTTCGTTGATGCAATAGGTCAGATTTTTAAAGTGTCCACCATAGAGCCGACACTTTTATTCTGAGTATGATTGAGGTTTTTGAAACTTCCTCATGGCATGCCTTACAAAAAAGAGTGAGGATCCGTGGAAACCCTCACCCAGTTTATTAAAGTCCAGACGCTACGATTCTGTAAGCGATTCGAACAGATACTGTTGAATCTCCAGCAGCAATATTTGCGTTTGTATTATCTAGTACTAGAGCCTGATTTACGATTCCAGTTGCTGCAACGATATTATCTTTTTTTGGAATAGCGTTAGTTAGAGTATCAGCAGCTTGATCAATCCAGCCTGTTGTTTCAACAGCCTCTGAAACAATCGCACCAGAGCCGTTTGTATACCGAACAGCAAAGTTATCCGCTGCTTCTGTGTACTGTGTGGTTGCGTAGTTGAGAATTAGTTGTGCGCTAATGAACTCAACGAATAAACCAGCGCCAGGAGCGGCTACAATTGTTTTAGGTGTAGTTGCTAGTGCTAGAAGTTCTGCGGATGTGATTTCTACAGTGTCGATTCGGATAAGCTCGCCAACAAGTTTAGGTGTCATTGCTAGCTCATTAGAGGTAGCTGAAACAGCTTCTCCAGCCTTTGCGAATCTTACTTGTCCTGACAGGTCTGTGTTTGCTTTTCGACTTGTATATGCTATGGAATTTGCGTACCGTGACATGGTATTCTCTTTGTTTGAATAAAGGATTAAAAACTTTATTCTATCATCGAGACTTTCAAAAATAAACGTAATCTTGAGTTGTATGGGTTATTGTGACATAATTATGTCATGACAAAGCAACCTAATGAGTTTCAAAGAACAACCGTATACTTGCCTAAAGAACTATATAGGCAAGCTAAGATAAGAGCTGCGGAAGCAGGAACCTCTATATCTCAATTTATGCGTGTTGCTCTCAAGGAAGAGATCTTGCTTTGCGATAAGGAAATGGATAAACCACAAGGACGTGACTAATGAATGAAACAAATGAAGTTGAAAACTACAATACTATAAAATGTGTATCATTGACTTTGGCTGCTTTAGCTGCTTTTGCCGGTTTCCCACAAATATCCATAATTTTTATTCTTGGATTTTGTTTTTTCTGTGAGTCATTCTGGAATGTTCTTTTCCTTAAGTTATAATACCGACAAAGCAGCAGGTGCAACAGCTTCTCTTGATGCTTCCTTTGCTTTTGCTCCAACTTTTTTCAATTCTTTAGGTATGTTTTTAGAACTACTCGGCTTCAATACTTCTTTTTCTAATAATGTTAAAAATTCTTTATCAGAAAGCAAGTTAGCTACAGCTCTCATCCCCCCAATAGATGTTAATACTTTCGATAGCATCCATGCATTACCAGTTAATACCGCTGTACCTGCTGTCACTAATGCTGCTGTATCGGCTGCTACCGATCCCGATTGGCTAGCGTTGTAAAATTTATTTGATGTTTCAGCTAATCGACCGGAAACCTTTTGTATTTTAAGCATTTTATTCAGGCTGTCCTGACCTAATATTTCTTTTAAAATTGCTCTTTCAGATTGTTTAGCACCTAGCTTTGAGAATGTACCAAGCTTAACTTGCTGTGTAATGCTATCGCCCATTTTATCGGCAATCATTTGTTCTAGCTTATATCTCATTAGATCGTCAAAGAGCTGTTTCCCTTTTTCTGATCCAGATAGAGCACCTTTAATTTCTCTTATACCGCTGACAGTATCTAATTTTGCTAATACTTGAGCGTCTGTTTTTGAACCCAATAAGTTTGCAAACTTTCTAGACTTATGTGCAGGTGATACAGTTGCTTTAATTTTTTTATCAGGTATTCTTGCCTGTTGTTGTCCAATAGGTATTTCTCTACTTCCAACTTCAGGTCTTCGTGCTCTAGGTAAAGGTCTATCCTGACTTGCTCTCAATTCTTCAATATATGTATCAACTGAATTATTGAACTCTGGACCTAAAGCAGCGTTAAGGTCAGCAACTTGTCTACCATTAATAGTAGGTCGGCTCAATACATCAGAAGTAAGATCTCGTTTAATCTCTCTGATTAAGTTCTGGCCGTTTTCCGATTGATTCATTACTCTTTCTAAAGCTCTGAGTTTATCAGGATTTTGGATGTATCCATTATAGATAGAGTTGTAATTGAAATTTCTTCTTTCAAACAGTTTTCTTACGTTTTTATCTTCAAATATTTCTTTAAACTGACTGTAATCTTCGCTTAGCTGTCTATATGTGGATTCCGCAACAGGACTTTCATTCCTTAGTGTTCTATTTATTGCTTCATCAAGATCAGACACTAATGATTTTAAAGAGTCTTTTATATCTTTAGTTCCAAGCTCCCAATTTGGTATGGCTGCAAGAGTGCGCTTACTCTTTATTAGAGTATCAACCGAAACGGCCCTTTCACCTCTCGTACCGATATTGTTTCCAATTGCCTCGATATTCATTCCTAATTGGTTTTCTAGTGTAGCCACATCCGCAGGAAATACCTCTCTAACAAATGATATTCTGTTTTGAAGTGTTCCAATCTCATCATTAAGCAAAACGTTATGTATTCTAGGACTAGTTTCAAGAACGTCTTGAGTAATGTTTATTGGAGTTACTTCATCACGCAATCTTTGTGCTACTCTTACAACCTTTGCTTCAGCACTGCTTTCACCTAATAGTAATGAACCTTCATGACTTGCGACAAATTCATTAACCCTTGGTGCAAGTTCAGGTTGAGGGGCTGAAACTTGTCCATACTCTTCTGTAAACGCTGTGTACCGTTGATTAAACTGTTCTGTTATCGGTCGTTTAATAATGGCCCCTTCTTCTTTTAAAAGTCTTCCACCTGTTTCAGAGGAAACTGTTTCAGTGGGCGAAACATCATTTAACAGATTTTCAACTTCAGGCGTTGGGTTTATATCAACATCAATTCTATCTCGAAGTGGATAGTTCTCACCTTCTTTAGGTATCTTCTTTGTTATACTTCTATCTACGAATCTTTGGTTTTTTGGAACTTCTGGAACTTGTTTCGAGGTCGAAAGATTCTGTTCTGCAAGCGTGCTTGAAATATCATCTACAGCTTGACGGCTAGTTTCGAATTTAATTTCTCCTATTTCGTCAGCAATCGAAGTGTAAGCTTCTTTAATCTGTGAGGACATATCTTTTCTAAAGTTATCAAGTGATTCCCCAACTATTCCTGATTGTGCTGCTTTCGTTTGAATTGTCTTAACAAGATTGGAGCCTGTTAATGTACCTGCATCTAAAGGTATACCAAGCTCTTTTGCGTCTTTTGACAGCTCGCTTATTAACTCTTTATCAGCACCTTTTGAAGTCTTTGCTACTAATTTAGCCACGGATTCTTTCGGATTTTTTACAGTCTTGGCTACAGCTTTACCAGTCTTGGACGCAGCTTGTCCAACTTTTGGTATTTGACCGCCAACTAAATCTCCAACTATTGCTGCTGTCATTGTGCCTATTGGACCATAACCACCTTGTTCCGCTGCTTCTATAGCCCCTGCTGCGGTAGCTGCTCTTAATGCTTTTGTACCTGGTATTAAATTTTTAGATATTTCTTTAAGAGATGTAGTTCCTTGAATTAAATTTTTACCTTCTTGAAAGCCTTTTACAGGATCTTTTAAGAATCCAAGCCATTGGGCGGCAGTTTCAAGATAACCTTCAGGATGTGTATCTATTCCTGTTACAGATTGAAAGATTCCTGGAACGCTTAAATCAGCTGTTTTTACGAAAGGCGCGGTTTGGCGAATATCTCTAAATTGATTTTCAAAGCTTTCTAAAAGTTCTTTGTCTTTTTCATCTGCTATACCAAGTGAGTCCAACCATCTCAAATGTTGAATATCTTCTGCTAACTGATGTCTGTATTCTGCACTCTGTGCTTGTGGTTGGGCAAGTGATGCTGTCCCAAACTCCCACGGTAAAACCTTCGATTGTATTGACGCAAGTCCAGTTTGCATTGGAAGTCGTGCAGCTTTTTCAAGTAAACCACGTTCTTTCTTCTCTGGAACATCAGTATCTAAATACTCTTGTATTTGGTCCTCTGAGTAATTATTTTCTCTGGCAAAGGCAATTTTATCTTTATAAAATGGATGATCTTCTAAAAATTCAACTTTTGTAGATATGTCATCAGGACCTAAAAAAGAATCAGAATTGTACTTTTGAAGTATGTTTTCAGGTTGAGTTGAATTTATTTTTTCTTGTTCTGAAGCAAAATATTCATCTATTTCTTCTTGAGAATACCCAGCATCTAGGGCAAATTGAACTTTATTAGTATCCGGCGTCACGTAATGCATCTCCTAATGGTGGAAGTTTTTTTCTTGAAGATGTCTGAGCATTATTTTCTTGAATAGATCTATTTATTATGTCTTCCATTCCTTCTAAAATACCGTCTCTTGTAGCATCGGTTAAGGTTGGATCTGTTAGATCCTTAGCAAACTCGTCAAATTCTTTTTGATTTCTAATATTCATGCTAGAAACAAACGTAATTAATGACTTTGCAATTTGTGAATATTTCGCTCTGTCTTTTCTTGTTTCAGGTCCAAGATTTCCGGTAAATGAAAAACCTAAATTACCTTTCTTTCCAATTTTTCGCATTTCATCAATAGAACTTAGAGCACCTTCAAACTTTTGATTTTTATCAGCTATCTCTAAAGACCTTTTCTCTTGATCTTTACCAGCCTGAAAAGTTCTTTCTTCTTCTTTCTCTTCTTGCTTAATGTCTTGTTTACTCTTCAGTAAATCTACTCTTCCCTGCTGCTTTCTAGTCTCCAGATTAGACTGATCCTGTAACTTAGTTTGTCTTGAAGACTCATCAGAAATTCGCTTCTGTCGATTCTGAAGAATGTCCAAAGCTCCCTTCTGCCGAGCTGGAGATACACGAGTGAGGATTTGATTAATCGCAGAGTCTAAGTCGCCAGGTTGCCCTGTCTGTGCAGCGTTAGAGAGGATCTGATCAATGGCGCTAAGATCTGTTTGACGCTCTTGGACATTTCCAATGTTAGTGCTAAACGATCTACCAAGTTCAAATGGTGATGGTGTCATGCAAACCCCCTACGACCGCCACCTGATGCGCCAGATGTTGTATTTGGAGATCCAAGTTGTTTAGAACCACCACTTCCTCTATTACTTAAAGCATCAAAAATTCCTGAAAGATTTTTACCAAACCCTTCTCCTGTCAAAAAGCCACCAAATCCTTGTTTAGCTGCGTCTCCAAAACTTTGTTCATCAACTCCAGCTCCTGAGTTTAGAATAGCATTAATTCCGCTAACCTGTCTGTTTTGTGCGCCTTGTTGGAATTCACCGAACTGTTGGTTTAGAAGTGAGTCCATATCAATTCCAGCTCTTGCTAATGAGTCTTCGAGTCCTGTTCCACGCTGCTGTCCACTCTGAATAAAACTCTGTTGGATCTGAGGTGCAGTTTGATTTCTGAATCGTGATTGTGCAGGATCTACAAATTGTTTTTGAAAATCAGCTTCATCAGCGTTGAATAGATTTGCAAATTCTCCTTCGCCTTGGAGACCTTGCATAATATTGTCTATCAAACTTCCTTGCTGGTTTTGTCGCTGTGTTGGTTTTTGCCTTCCAAAACTTCCAGCAAGTGCAGAACCACCAGCATTTATTGCGGCTGTAATTAAAGCTATTGTTAACGGGTCCATAATTTCCTCAAAGAGTTGTCCATGTTACGGTGGATGCTGCGTGATTAGTTAGCATCTCAACCTTGTTAGTGCTAAGATTTATGTTTATGTCCCCATTACTCAAGAACGTTTCACTTGTTACACCGTCAGTCTGTCTAGTGTATACATCAGGTTTCCGATTGATAGCTACAGCAAGATCTCGATACATTTCTTGAATGCGCAAAAGTATCTCTTCAAGATTAAGATCGGCTTCATCACCTAGATTGTAAGTTTCGCTTATCTTAGTCACTTGCCATCCCTCCAGGGCTGCAATGAATTCTCATATTAGTCATTTGAAACTGTTTTGAAGGGCTAATCTGAGAAAATTTGAACGTGTGAAAGTTAGCTTCGTTGTTAACCGACATTGTGATCCATTCTCTTGATTTTAAAATTGTTGTTGGTTTGATAACAACATTTTCAATATATGGTGTCGAGTATTCATCTGCAAACACATCGACAGTCATCTCACCAACATTTGTATTTAACAGAAACTCAACATAAGAGATGTGACACATACGACCTTCAGAACGGAAAGGATTGAATGGCATCATTTCAGCAGAGAAATCTATTACCTTAGAGATGCTGCCAGCTGCTGTCCAGGCTGTATAATTTGAAGAGTCAATATTATCGAGTGTAACAGAGTTAACTGTTGATGAAGCGACTGTATAAATACCTTGTGTAAGTTCACCGGTATCAGTATCGAAATTATTTATCCCAGTCATTCCCTCAACATTTGAGATTACAACCCTATCACCTGCCTTTAAAGCTTGATTGTTTGTACTTACGACCGCTGGAGACGCCGCAGTGATGCCCGTAATCGCAACAAAATAGTCATCATAATCTTGATTCAGCTCGTATATAAATCCGTCATCATCACCAGCTAAAGTTTTTTGTACTGTATCGCTGAGACCTATCTTGTTCCAAATCTCTTCTGTAGTATCCCACCTTTCCCAAGAATCTTGGTTAGCTCCTTCAATATCACTCCAAACATTCTCAGGTCCAAGTTCAGTCTGTCCAAAAACTGTAAAACGCTGATCATTTACTGACCAAGTGCCTTCTTCGTAGTTGTTGACCAATACTTTATTCTGAGTGCTATTAGCAGCATTCGCATCGGCATAAGAGATGAGAAATTGACCAATTACCCGATCAAATCCACCATACGTCAAAGGGAACTCGGGTGAATCAATATCATCTGTTGTAAAATCAGGGATCTTATTGTCAATTCTCTTAGATTCACGGCTATTTGTAGCTATAATTCCAGTTTTACCCACTGAAACTGTCCTATCATCCCATGATACAGAGGAAAAGGGTGCATCTGTTCCAATAACTGAAGGAATCTTTCTTATAAAGTATGGGTTAAACGCATCGTTTCGCTTATCAACTGCCCAATTAGACCTAGAGAAGTTAATTATAACATTATCTCCAAGGATTGAAGCGCCTTGAATGTATTCTGATGTGTCTGCAACAACAGCACCTGCACCTACTGTTAAAAACTTATCTCCGTTCCCCGTAGAATCTCGAATTCCCGTGTAAAGCATCTGTTGAGGGTTTCTATTTCCACCTACTCTTGCGTTGAATAGATTAAGACGCTCACCAAACCTCATAATAAACCAAGCACCAGTAATAACACCGGTTGCACCTACAATGGGCTGTGCGTAGTCTAAATTATCTAAAGTGAAACTCTGTACATCTGTTCCATCATAGCTGTAGATATCAGAAAGGCCTGGACCAGTAAAAAGAAATCGATTCGCTCCAGTTTTTGTAGGATATGTAGTACCTGAAACATAATGTGCTTTATTAGTTATCGTAAACCCAGCACCTACACTTCCTGCAAATACAATTGCATCAAAAGTATCTGTACCAGTGTTATATTTATAAAGCGTGGTTGTCGTTACAACCAGCAATTGAGTTGTATTATCCCTCAGAACATGCTCAAATATCCCCATAATACGCGTACCACTCGCGAGTCTATTGGTGGAGAATTGTTTAAATCCTCGCCGAGACTGTAGAACCTGGCGATAGATATACCCATTTTGTATATTCTGAAACGAGTCGGACGGTTGAAGGTAGTTCACACCCTCTTTCGATACACCGGTTTGGTAGCCTGTTATTTCGAATACTTGCATTTATCCCCCAAAGCAGAAGAACCACAATTCAGCTGGATCTGTTCTTTGTGTTGTAAGTTCGGATCTTTGCACAAGAACTCTCATGCCTGTAGTTGTTTTTACTGTAGCGTCAATTGTTGCGTATGCTGATTCTCCAGCAGATCCCCTTCTTAATGCCATAACAAAAGGAAGATAATATTGAGATGGTAGAGCAGGGAAAGTGATGTCATAAACACCAGCTGAATCTCTTATTATTGACGTAAGATTATGTTTGTATCTTTCCACTATAGTAAATGTTGGAGTTGCTCCTATTGTTACAAGACCACAAGATCTAATACCCATCATCTCAAGAACAGCAGGAGATACCGCAGCATCTTTAAAGTAAGGAATAATATTTTCTAAAGCTGTTTCAGCTGCTGTTTTTTGTTTGAAATACAAAGCACCATCCATTCCAGATGCCACCGTTGGATTTGCTGGCGATCCTCCAGACTCAAACTTAGGAGACTGCACAAACTGATGTCGCCCGTCTGTTGTACCGCCAGAATCCCAGAAATGGTCATTCGACATCGTATCTTCAGTATACGTAGTGTTTCCCTGAAGAATCGCTTCATTTGCTTTAACTGATTTTGAACCGTCTGGAGCTAGTGGTGCCCAAGCCATAATTACCTACCTTTTAAAATATTTAGTACCGGGGATAACTTCTCCCGCCCTTTATCTGGTTATGCGTACGCGTCAACAATAACTCTCTTTGCTTAGCAAATGTCCTGCTGATATTCGCCATGCGTCCTGGATCGATGCTATAGTCATTCGCGTAGTCCATTGCTGCACCATACGCGATATACCTTACCCAATAATCATTGGGAAGATCATCAGTACCAGTAAGCTCTGTATTCTTCTTGTACCCGTAGATATTAATTGTGTACGTGTCGTTTGGAATAGTCCTAAATACAAACTCGTTACCGTAGTACAGCATCTGCGTAGGGAATCCAGCTGTTAGAGTATCAACGTTGTTGATTCCCCAATATCCGTAGAACTCACCTGGATCTTGGTAGATCTCAAGGGTGTTCCATGAGACAGAGCTGTCAACAGGGTCTTTAAGGCTTATAAAGCCGTCTATGCGCGTATTAACGAACGTTGTTGATGTGGATGTATCGGGAAACGTATAAACCCCGTCAGTGTTAGCTATAGTAATATTAAACTTAAGAGTTCCCCACTGTTCGAATAGCTTTACGTCATCTGACATTGTGAGCGTTGCAAAATCATTAATGTAATTTAGCAATAATTCAGGTGTTGAATCTGGATCGTTTACGTTACGCCTGCCAATCGCAAGGCGCATTATAGTTACTGCGTCATTAAGTGATTTTGCCATGTGCTTATTGCTCTGTGTATAGTGTTCTTAGAGTAAATCTAGGGTCGCTATGTGATAGAAATGTCTCTTTTGTACCGTCTGGCATATCACGCTCTGCCCAAATTGGACTACCTTTCTTTGAAAGATAGCTGACAATGTAAGTTGGTAGATCGTAAGTATTTCCAGGAATCAGTGTATTCTCGTAATGAATAACTGAATCACTCTTGTATACAGGAAGAGGATTTGAAGGCTGATCGACTCTACCAAATACAATTCTTTGAGTCGGATGCAATTCTACAGGACACGGTTTGTATGGATATCTACAAAGCTTAAGACTTTTATTTATTCTTCCTGCTTCTTCGTTGTATAAACGATAGTCTCGGAGTGAATTAAGCGGCATATCTTCGATTGAAAGCTTTTCAGCTTCTACTTTTTCAAGTTCTTTATCCATAACGCTTGCTTGCTTTGGTCTTGCCATTATCTATGCTCCATTATATTGAAAATCTGTTGCTATTACATTGCACGAACCGCCCGACACGTATTCTGTGTACGAGCTGGAATCTATTGACTGGAAAGTGATGGGATCTTGTAACGAAAATTCATCAAGATCTATCACAATAATTTTATAACGATCGTTGTTAATCTGATCCATTCCCCGAGGGTCAGGTATTCCACCATTCAAGTCAGTAACTCGAACGTAATCACCAGTTGTAAAACCGTGATCGGTCAGAGTCGTTATTACACATGGACTTGCGCGAGTCACATTTGAAATATCTGCTCTTTGTGCTGTCTGTCCTGCCATAAAATCATCCTATAGTTGGGAGGGGCGAACCCCTCCCATATTGATTAGGTCAACAAGTCGCCTAGATCTTCTACTTGTCCGAATTTCTTAACTTCGATCAAGAAAACATCTGAATCAGCACCCATTACAGTACTTCCAGCAGTAAGTTTATATTCTACTGGGTCGTAGCTATAAGGATTAGGTACGTATGGAGTCGTTGCGTAAGGTGAAACCTGTGGATTGTTCAAAGACAAAACACGACTTTCAGCAGTGATCCGACCACCAGCAACCCAGGTAACAAAGCTAGTCGAATCAATCGGCTCACCTGTAATCGGATCCTTCAAAGAGAAGGTTGTGGTTGAAAGAACTACAACAGCATATCTGTTGTTGTTTAGCTCATCCATACCTCGCTCTGTCGGCATTCCTGGTCCTAAATCAGTGATACGTACAATCTGATCAGTCTGTAGACCGTGAACCGCTGTAGTAGTAATAACGCAAGGATCAGCTTTTGTAACTCCAGAAATTAACGATCTAAAACTCTCAACTCCACCGCTTGTATTTGCAGAAGTGAAACCATTAGTTGCTAGATCAAGGAAGTTAAACGACTGTGTAGCTGCTGTATCTACAACTTGCTGTTGAAACGCATGTGCTGCTGTTGTTTGGTCGCGAAACCAAAATGAACGTGGAAGTCCACCGGCTGTACCTGTCCAATCTGAGAGATTGTTAAAGATAACAACATCAGGTTGAAAATTAAAAGTAAATGTATGAGCTGTACCAGCTGAGATACACTTATATGCTTCGGACATAGTTTGCCCATGAAATAAATCTGACATAAAAAACCCCTATGATTTTGTAGAAAGTAAAGTGACGATATGAGAGTCATCTAGGATCGCAGCGTTAAACCAAGCTGTGAATCCCATGCTTTGGAAGCGATTCAAATAATCGTTGAAACCTAGTGGCTTCATAATCATCTCTGTAGCAACTTCATCAATCCCAACGTACCCATATGCGTTAGCTCCGATGAATGTGTTGTTGTATACCGGAGGACTATCAGCTGAGACTTTAACAAGTGTAGATGTTACCCATCGAGCTTCGTCTGTAGATCCAAATTCACTTTGCAAAACTGGTTCTTGTGAACCGTACTGAGCAGTACTTGTGAAGGCATCTAGAGCACGAATGTCTGGTTTTAATTTTACATGCGAAGTTACCCAGTACCCAGCTTCCACGGGGCCTGTTCCAAAACGCGAAGTGCCTTCTATGGTAGGTGTCATCTTCTCAGTATCGTTCTCGTCTAGATATTCAATCGCTCGATTTACATCAGCCTGGGAAAGCTCTGTAATCGCGTTTCCGTTTGCTCCGTTTAAACAAGAAATTTGAGGGACAGCGGAATCGAAAACATCTCTTGTCACCTTATCTAGCATAGTATGCATGCATTGTGAAAGGTTATCAGCTGTTTCAGAAGCAGTGTCATCTTCAACTACTAAAAGAACTTTTCTTGACAATAGTACTACTTTACCAAACTCTTGTACCTGAACGTTAATGTCGAACTTAAGTACTTGATCAGGTGCAGGGTCGCCATTCTCTGGCAAAACTACAGGATCAGAATTGAGGTTCTCTTGTCGTCTAAATGCGACTGTATCTGTATTCTTCGCTGGAAGACTAAAAGCCCGTCCAAACAAGTTGTGTACATTAGCAGGCTTAGAGCGCTGCAAAAGTGCTCGGTGTGCCCAACGATCGGCCATAGAGCCATATTCGCTAGTTGTTGTCATCGATGCGACCATTTATTTTCTCCTTACCTTCTCTGACGTTTGGATTGCCTCCACGCCCGATACTCACCATCTGTCATTGACATCACATCAAGGACCTCGTTGATTGCAGCGCCCTTCGGCACCCCTACTGGAGAACCTGGAGCATCTCTTTTGACTGCCGGAGCCTTCAATTGAGCTTGCTGCTTAGGAGACAGTGCTTCCATGAGCGTATATGCCTCCTCGTATCTATTAGACGCAGTTGAAACCGCACTCGCCAAATTTGGGCGTTGTTTTAAAAATTGTGCTAAGTTTTCATCTACACTTTCCGCTTTCTCGGGGTTTGCCTTTTTCCAAAGACGCTCCTCTAAAATTCGCAAAGTTTCCTCTTGCGTACTAGCTAGGGACTGCTTCATTTCGCCTTTTGTAGCCGATTCGTACTGAGTTTCGTCTTCTTCTTCGGGTGCAGCTGGCTTATGCATCTGCTCCTTGTAGTAGCTTAACTCTGCTTGAATACGATTCTCTCGGGCTTCTGCATCCTGTCGCTTTCTGCGCTCTTTCTGAACAACTGACAGCGGAACACGTGTTTCTTCTTGCGGTTCCTGCGCTTCAACACCTTCAACTTCCGGTGCTGCTTCTTCTATCACTTGATCTATAACGTTTTCTTGAAGTTCGGTGTCTTCGTTCAAACTCTCTCCCGTGGTTTACGTGAATTCCGATCACGACGGTTTACCCCTATTTGGGCATAGCGCCTTTTGCTTGCAGGTAAGCGGCACCTATTTTATTAAATTCTGGCTTTAACTTTTCACCCTTTGCAACTGCTGGTACCATCCAAAGCAATTCAACAATTCCACGTTTTGGGCTAACCCAATAGACTTGCTGATTACTGCTGAAGGGCGGCAGTTTTATTGAGGCGACGATCTGACTAACTACGAATTTATCAGGCTGTTGCTTATCAAACTTTGCGTGTAGAACCAAAAAGTAATTCTCTTTCAGTTCCACAGAATTAATAGCCGACTCAATAAGCTCATTAAGTGATTTTTTTAACGACTGTTTCTCGTCGATGAACTCTTGAGGCATCATCAACCCAGATGTCTCGCATTTAACAAGTTTCATGCTTGATAGATTCCTTAGTTACATTCCTGATTTGCCACGTAGACTGTCTTGCTGCTTCTGTGCTTGCTGCAAGAGTCTATTTGCTTTCTGTTGATCAGCGTTACCACCTGGACCAATTTTAACTGACACTTGTCGTGGAGCGCCCATTGGATTGCTCTTCGAGCTATAAACGCCAACAGGACTGTTCATGCTTTTAGACATTTTCATTGTTCTGTACCTCTTGTTCTACTTGTTGCTGTGCTTGTTGCATCTGTTGATTTTCCATTGAGCCTTGCGTGTCAACATTAAGTTGATTCGCTTCAGCTTCAATAGATCCGCGGATATCATCGCGAGCTTGCATCTCTTGCTGTTCGAGCATGTTGACGAAGTCGAGAACCTTTAAGATTCTGTCGTCTTCCATAGATGCAATCTCAGTAATTGTTTTCGCTCTTGCAAGTCCTGCTTGCGCCATATTTTCTTGAGCTTCGGAGCTTCTTTCTGCTGCGAGTGAAATGTCGGAAATAACACGCGCTCTACGCTCTTGAGCGAGTGCAAGCGCTTGTTCTTTCTGTGCGTTACCAATTTCCATCGCGAGACGTTCTTGTTCGTCAATCTTCTGCTGTTGCTCTGCTTGCTGTTCCTGCTGCTTCTGAATGTCTTCTTCAAGATCTGACATACCAGCCATCTGAAGAGCGCCAATGATTGCGGACTGCGGAACATCAACGATTCCATCTTTCTTCAAATTAACAAGCTCGTAGTAGTAAGCATCTTTTTGAGACTTAGAGCGAACACCTTCTTTTACAATAGCGTCGTACTGCTCGAATTCGTCGTCGTAGAACTGCTCTGTAGGCTCTTCGTCTAAGATTCGTTTCACTTTCCCTGGTGGATAATGATTCTGAATTGTCTTCAAGACTAGCTTTCCTAGTATCTGCTGGGATGTCTCCACATTGTCGAAAACCTTACGATTTGACATCAGGTTTTGAGCAATCTGTACTTGTGCGAGTCGACCAGAGACTAAAGTATTCTTGTTGTCATCAGAACCAAGTGAAGGTTCGGTAACGTTTCCAAGAGTCAGCGTCAATTTATCTAGGATCGACTGGTATTCCATCAGAGCAGGGCTTGCACCACCACCTTGGAGCTGTTGAACGGATTCTAGGCCTGCTGGGGCCTTCTCTGGATCTGCTGATACACCGATAAGCCTGTTTTGTCCGGACTGCTGGAGGTCGAGAGGATCGGGAACAGAGCCAATCAAGTATTTATAGCCAGTAGAGATAGTTGAATCCATCATGTCGATGATCTTCATATGCCGCTTGTTAAACTGTCGCTGCGCGGACCATTGACAAGCAGCCATTCCTTGAATACGCTGTGATGGCATCCAGATAGATGGTTCCATGTAGCATAATATCGGTACGAAAGGATAAGTTTCAGTGATTCCAGTTTTATCTTCACCGGACCAAACGGGCTGGCCGTTGAGCATAATATGCAGTTGAACATATGGGCGATCAACGTGACGAATTTCTACATTCGGAAACTCATCAAGGTTCAACCCGAGTATTTCAGCGTCTTTTCTATCGTCTCGTAGCTTCTTAATACCAACTTTTAGACTCGACTGCTCTTCTTTTGGCAGATCAGTTATGTCTCTGCTAAATGAGTTGTCGATATCCACGAGAAACTTTCGTGTTCTTGCTCCTTTAGAATAATACTGATCGTAAGCAAGAAGATTCTTGTTTCTGCTGAAAGTCGTAAACTGTGGATGGTAAGACATAAATTTATCATCACGAAAACCGGATGATATTTCATCTATGACTTGTCCATCGATGAAAGGAAGGAGCTGCTTAGCATAGTTACGATTGATTAGATCGCGAGTGATCGCATAGCCGCAGTCTTCTAGATCGATGTTTTCAAAAGTCGGATCTAGATAAAAACTATTGTACGTACGCTTGTAAAATGAGATGTCGCCATTAACGAAATCTTTTGAATAGTCCATGCGGATTCCGCAAAGAGACATTCCGCTTTTGAAAGCTTCGTCAGCAGCATCGAGGAAGACTGGGTATCCCTGTCCTTTATCCCATACATAGTATCCTAGCTCTGTGAATTGATCCGCTGTCTTTTGATCGCTTCCTTCTACAGGTCCATAAATAATTTGATTGATGTTATCTCGGAGATAACCGGAGAAATATTGAAGAGGTCTACGAGTTATGTTGAACTCGATCGGCTCTCGACCCTGCTTGACTAGCTCTTTACGCTCTGCATCTGTCCAGGTGTACCCTGACGCTGCAAGCGTATATCTTCGTGCAGATTCGACGAAGGGCGCCCAATAATCATGGCTGTATCGATAGTTTTCAAGGAATTCAGCGCGTAGATTGTCGTCTTTCAAAGCATACCGTATATTTTATTATACAGTTATATAACAGTATTTAGTTGTCATGTAAAGACTATTTCATTCTAAATATAATGACTACGGCTTGCAACAGCGTCTCTGTGCTTCTCTTGCGCTCCGTCCATTGATGTTACAACTTCCAAATGATTGACCGCTTGGCACATGTAGCGCAGCGAGTCTGCATGGTTTGAGTGAATATCGTGCAGCGGTTCATCGAGATATCGCCCTTGCATCTCTGACCATTTCTTACGATACTTTCCAATATGATCCAAGTATTTCTTACACTTGTTGCCACTGAATACCATGCGTGCAAACTTTACTTTAACGTGAGAGATGCCGAGGTTTCGATCTGTACGCTTAAGAACGTGAACTTTGATTGCAGTACCAGCGAGCAGCCTTCGGAAGTCTCTTTCATAAGTGTTTTCTACAACGATGCCATCCATCTTGGCCGCGTCATGAGGAAGAAAGACAGTGCCTAGCAAGTAATGCTTATCTTGGGTCAAATATCTTACATAGAATTCAACGCCCTTTCTATTGTCCTCGTAATAGTCGATTACCCGTATTTCACCATGAATTATTTGAAAGAAAACCATCACGGTAAGATCGTTGACTCCGATATCCATCGCAACATGTACTTTTGCGAGTGCATCGTAAGGAGATATTGAAAGAACCCTATTCTCTTCGTAAGCTTTCGCGATGTATTCAGCGTAATAGTATGCATCAGAATTTGAAAGAAAGGCTTCTTGAATAGTTGAAGGGAATTCCTGCTTGACCTTGTCAATTAATTCCTTAGATTTCTGTGCGTACCAGTTCTTTTGTTGCTGATTCAGCTTGATCTCGGTCTCTTTCTCAACTTTTCTAAAGTAGTCTGACATGTCTGTATCATATGAGACAGCATGCTCCATACAATATTTCTTTTCAGTGTACCACGGAAAGAAGAACAACTTATAATCCAAAGGGCTTAGGTTATCGTTACCTTGTTCGTGTGCTTGTAAACACATTTCTGCAAAGTATCCTTCCGTGCCTTCACCTGTTGATTCAATTACTATTTTACCGCACTCATCGATAGCTTGAAGTGTCCCCGTGACGATTTCCTCTGATTTCTGAGGCGATCGAGCACAAGTCTTGCCGAATTCCGATACGAGAATCGACTGATACGATCCTCCACGAAGAGATGTATCAACACGAAGAAAAGATCCGTTCGAGAATGTGATCTCTCGTGCAGACTGTGAGACGATTCCGACAAGAGGCTTAAGCTTCTCAGGTAGTGTTTCTAGTGCGTGTCCGATGATGCGCTTATATATATGAGTAGCGTGTTCTAGAGAGTAAGACACGATTCCAGCGGCACGATTATCATTGAAAAGGACATCATCGAGCAAGTCGAGAACCGCATAAGTCGACATGCCAAGCTGTCTAGCTTTCAAGATGATTTTACGTTTATGGTTGTCTCGTGCTACGACTTCCTGCACTGCGTTAAGCTTGAACGGGATTGAATTTCCGCTCTTATCGACGATGCGATACAAATTATTGAGTCGCCATATTTTATTGTGAATCATCTGTAAATAGTTTCCTCGATTCGTTTACACGCTATATCAAAATATGTTTTATACTTCTCTATACCATAGAACTTTCTATTTAGATTTTGCGCAGCTACTCCTGTAGTACCGCTTCCCATGCAGAAGTCAAAAACCGTGTCGTCTTCGTTGGTGTAAGTCTTTATTAGATATTCCATTAATTCGACAGGTTTTTGAGTTGGATGAAGCGAGTTTTTATTTGGGTTTGAAAACTTTAATACACTTCTTGGAAACCTTTCACCGTCGGATAAGCATGTTTTGCCAACTCTTTCAAATTTAACATAATTTCCACCATCACCATTTGAAATATTCTTTTTGCTGTAAGGTTTTCCAATTGTCATTTGAGGATTATATACAGGAAGTTTTTGATAATGAATTGTTATATCTTCGTGTGCTTGCAGCGGCATTCTTCGAGCATTTAAAAACCCTCCTGCTTTTCCTTTCTCATAAATCAAAGAATATCTATAAAATGGTGAGCTTGTTTGAAGACGTGCCGTAAACATTCCTTGACCCATAAGCACAATAGCGCCGCTTGGCTTCGTTACTCGCTTGAGCTGCTTCCACATTTCATCGAGAGGTATAATTGAATCCCACTTACATTGAGTAGTACCGTACGGAGGATCTGCAAGCACCATATCAATTGAGCCGTCGGGTATATCAGCCATTAGCTCTAGACAGTCGCCATTAAATAGATTCATTTTTGTGAAAGATCACCCTTTTCAGCATACTCGCTCAGCTTAGCTAGAGTTTCTGCTTGTACGATTGCTTCTTTCTGCTTGAGTGATGAAGCATAAGCCATATCAGCGCGCTCATCGATCTTAAGTAAGCTATCGTGGGCAGTGATATCTCTAGCTCCCAAACGCTCATTATATGTCTTTGCGTTGATACCGTCGCGAATTCTCATTGCAAGCTGATCTTTGGCAGATATCAAGGCATCTCTAAAGTCTTCATCTTCATCACGCCACAGATAGAGCTTTGGAGCGGCATAACCTCTTATCATCGCAAACGCTGCTAAATGAATTGAATCGGGTTTCTTTGACCATTTCAGGAGTTCTGTAGCCTCTTCGACAAGATTAAATTTACGAGGCCTTCCCGTTACTTTTGGATTATTCTTTGCGTACTGATTCCCTTTCGGAGCTGGCATTCAAATCCCTTATACTTAGTTAATAATATTTTACATTTTCCATTTCTGATTAATTTTATCAAGTCTTTCTTTTTCGTTGTGTTATATAATGCGATAATGTTATATTACAGCATTAACGAAAACAAACACATGAAAGGGAAAGTACACATGAAAACACGAATTGAAACAAATATAACGAAGATCAAAGCTGATTTACTTAGATTCGGAGATGTTATAATGCCTCCTCCACGAGAATTATCTCTGTGGATGAATAAACACTTAAAAGAACATGGACTTTCGAATGCTGCTCTATTTCTGACTATAACCGGTATGAGAGAAACAGCAGATATAAAAGGCAGATGGTTGGTGATTACATGTAGTCAAAGCAAAGAATGGTTACAGGGTTCAAGCCCCTATCCATTTCGTTTTAAAGTGCGCCCTGAGACCAATTGGAAAATGATAAAAGAATTATCTTAATTTACCATGGGGCGCAAGCCCTTATTTAACCGAGCAATTTGCTCTTAACACACATGGAGAAATAACATGACAACTAGACATATCACAATAGCGGATAAATTTTTAGAATTATCTAAAGACGATGATCTCAAATATAATCTTCCCGCTTTTGCACATGCTGCATGCGTTGAAGTTAATAACGACTGGAAAGAAGGATCTACTACTTGGTTTTTTAGTGACTGCTCATGTCTAAAAATTGGAAGCGATTGCGATACAGAATCATTCTATAGATAATCATTCTATAGATAATTTTCACCATTTAACTGCCGAATAGGCAGCAAGTATCAAAATACACAAGGTAAACACATGATACCAATCTATATTTTTAACGGTTGCATCGAGGAAAAGGATAAACCCTATAGCTACCGATCAATTTCGATTCCAGCATTGAGTTTAGAAGACGCAAAGGAACGATTGATTGCAAAGTATGGGCCTTTATCATATTGCGCGATTACAGCAGAAGAAACAGACGACGAAGAATAATACACAGGTAAACACATGAAAATAACAGCCAAAGACTTAACAGATGAACAGCAATAAGAGTTTGTGTCGATTTTCTACGGCTTAGATAATGCACCCGATGATTTAGAAAGCCCTTTACCTTGGGGCCTTCCTTGGCTTCATGGATTCACTGTGGATTTAGAAGGTGATTCAATTGGAGATATGGCAGTCCGTTATAGCATGGATGTTTTCAATAAAGAACATCCAAATCTAGAACATTATTCTAGCGATGAGCTTATTAAAACAGGAGCTGGATTTTTAGGTTGGAATGGAGAGTTAGAACCCTGGAGCTGTAAGCACTGGACGCTTGGAAACGGCGTTGATTTTCTAGAAACTAACAGTGATTCAATTTGGGAGTGGGAAGAAGGATTTTTAGAAATTGCAGAAACTTGCACATTTCCAAGAAGACAATAACTAAAGGAAGATATGAATGAAGAAGACTAAAATCAAACCTACTAAGATGAATTTGACTGTCGTTATCGAGAAGGAGTATCGCGACTATTTATTTAAGCTAAGCTTTAAGATGAGCACAGACGAAGGGATGCGTGTAGGCCTTAGTGAAATCGTAAGGCGCGCGTTAGAGTCGCACTATCCTATACCTAACGATCAACTGGAGATGGAGATATGAGCTTTCAAGACGCACTATCAATTATGTACGAGAATCAGAATATTAAAATGCTCGATGAAATGTATCGAGAAGATCCTGATTTAGATTCTAATATCTATGAGCCTGATTTTTATGATGCTTGTCTCGATCTAGAAGAAGCTTAAAAAAGATCTTCTTTCCTGTAGTGGTATGCTGAATGGAGAAACTACACTGCCGTTTCAGGAGAGAAGATCAGTGGGAACGAGCGAGGTAACGTTATATTTGATTATCTTATGATTCAAGCTTTTCTTACAACTTCAATTTCGATCGGATACAGAGATTCAACTATCTTCTTTTTCATGATAAAATCTTTAGTTAGCATACCTTTGCAGTCTACGACTCTACAAGTACCATCATTCTCAAATATTAAGAAATCCGCACTATACGAAACGCCTCCTCCAATATCAAACTTGGGTTGACGTAAGAACATCACGATAGCCTTAGATTTGACCATCATTTTAAGTTTATCGTAGTAGTTTCTCTCTAATAGGGATGGAAATTTGATTCCTTCTGACTCACAGCGGATTGCCCCGTACTTATGTCTTATCATCGATCATGCCTCTTACGCCAGAATACAGGAGGTTCAATAATTTTCTTATACCCGTCCCATCCGTTCCCAGTCCACCATGCGCTTTGAGTTTTTCCACTCTCAAAAACAATAGTTACTAGATCATAGGATTCCAGCGACTCATCATCCATTTTTCGATTCCGAGTTTTCACAGCCGCTTTTGGATTTCTGAACACACTTTTCAATATTTCCATTGCACAACCTCTTACATTATTAAAGTTTGAAACTTCTAGAATGGTAGCTTTTGATTTACTGGTATTGATTGAGGCTGTTGTTCGTACTGAGGTTGGGGTGCTTGTTGCACGATCCCTTGATTTTCTTCAGGGATTGGAGGCATTAGTTTGATAACTTGTTCTCTGCATTCATTCAAGAATTTTCGTTCATAGTCTTTATCAACAAACCCGAAACTAGGATCCCACGAACCATCAATCTTGATATTGTTGAATCCGCAACAGATGTTTCCGGCTTTTGATCTGAACACTGAAAGTATAAGAGTAACTTTATCTCCTGCATTAACTTTGCAGAATCCAAGTTTATATTCCCCGTATGGGTCCGCATGATAACTTACTACTGTATTCGCCATGATATTCTCCATAAAGTACTTAATCTAAGCGACATTATAGCAAATTTAAATTAAATCTCATAACGTTTTATGGAAAACTTATACCTGGATCTGGGTATAAGTGGTTCATTGTGTTTCTTTATAACCTTCAATTAATTTTTTCATTAATTCCCCGAGATCCCACTGTTCTGGGCATAGAATCTCTACACTGTAATTTTTAAATGTAAATTCACTGCGAACGTACTTGAATCTTATAGACATTAATTCATTTAAAATACTTTCGGACGATAGGTCAGCAATATTAGTTAGTTTTGACTCATCATACGGAACTATTGCGTATACTTCGAGCTGCTTATTAGCATATATATATCTACCATCGTAAGGTCCCCCTACGCATAATAATTTGTCGTCTTCACTCATTCTGACCTCTCACATTCCTCACTTATTTCCTGTATCAATTCAAAAAATCTCTTAGGATCAACCAGGACTCTTCTTCCAAATTTAAAGAATGCATCACTCAATCCTAATTCTTTCTGATTAAATATATAATGCCTCATTCCGCCTTCGCTCGGCCACGGATATTCTTTACAAAATTGTTGAATCGTTATAATTGGTGCTTTGTTATTTTCCATTATGCTTCCTATGCTATTCTTGGTTTCCATTTTTTGGGCTGACAATTCAATTGAATACACTTGCTTTCAGCGCAAGCCCAAAGCCAGTTACCTCTGTCGAAGACTTGGTAACCCTCAGAACCCTTACAGTCGGGACAGGCTAGCGTTTCACCTTCTACGTGCTTAATTATGTTACCTCGGCTCATTATGGCCGTGACGGGCCTTTCAAAGTCCCACTGAATGCTTTTTACCGAGAACTCGCTTGACTGTTTCATTGTTCCGACTCCCGATAATCCATTTCATCCGACAAATCAATAACAACATTCCCTTTGTTAAACAATCTGCTTACTAGCCGTGGATGCACCAGGTTATACATATCCTGCTGACTCAAATTTGTTGTTACAACTGTCGGAGTGAACTGATTGTAAAGCTCATCAATCACTGAAAACCAAACCTCTTCACGCCACGGGTATTTAACTTTGTCAAAGCCTGAAGAGCCAATGTCGTTTAAAATAATAAAATCATCGTCAATCAGTGTCGGTATCTCTCTGCTATAATCCAAGCCATTCGCTATGCTAGTACGTAGTCTTTCAAATAATTTCTTCTCATCATGGTATCGATAGCTTCTAACCTTCCCATCAATCCAATCTATAATTGCCGAGCATGCATGTGTTTTGCCTGTGCCTGGCGGTCCAGTGATGATAAGAAAGTTTTTAGGTTTATCAAGCCATTTAGATAATTTTTTAACATTATCCTCAGACCAATTTATTGATGCGAGCGTGATGCCCTCGTATCGCCTGCCTAGATTCCTAAGTTGTGATTCCTGTGCTTTGCTTTTCATGCTGCTTTTCCCTTTCTGCTCGTTGTTCTGCTATTTTTTCATTCATGAGATCCATGACGCTTTTTTTGCTCTGCGTTTTATACACGGGCTTTGCCGCTTCTTTAGCAGGCTCTCTATGTGTGTTCCTAGCTGCGTTCTTGCTTTTGACTCCCATACGATACTTTTCGATCGTTCCGATAATGAACTTCCACCAGTCATACACGATACCGCTGTATTCTCCTAGTGTTTTCCAGGCATACCTCAATTCATCTGTGTTGTACTGGGCTTTTGCAGACAGTGCTCTCTGGAATAGATCTGTGTGATTGAGCTTAAGAGCGCCTGTAGATGTTTTGATGCTGATTGACGTATTGGCAGGATCTTTGCTTTCGGATGATTCTTCAGGAATCTTAATCGCTGGAGACCCACATGGGTCTTCCACAACAAACTCTTTTTCTTGATTATTTTTTTTCTTAATCTTTCTTATTAAAGCATCCTGGGTTTCGGTACCCCGAGATTCGGTATCCCGAGATTCAGGACGTCGGAGAAATTTCTTTAAATATGACACTTTATACTTAGTAGAACTCTTTAAATTGCCAAGCATTGTTGTGATACGATCCATATACCCTAGATCTATCAATTCATCAAATGCTTTGTAAACATGATCCCTTGAAATGTTCTTGGCTTTCCAAACATTTTTTGGTTTGATTACCCAATCACTTTTGCAAGAAAGCAGATAGGTTAAAACTGCTTGAGCATCCGATGACATTGTAGGATGTTGAAGTATTTCGTTGGGTATTATTGAAAAGTTGTCATTAGCAGTGCATCTTTCAATATTGCAATTGTCATTTGTTTGATTTGTTGTCATTTTTATTCTCCAAATAGAAATTGGAGATTGCAACTAATGCGAAAGTGCTGTAATCTACTACACTTAAAAACATGGGAATTTTCTCCAATTGATAATTATTAATCATTTGAAGACTATGCGATTCCCTAAAAAACCCAGATTTGTTATATTCCGGATTGATTAAGCTTGCACGCATAATCTCCATGGGCCTTGGCCCACATGAAGCCACTGACTACAATCGGTGGCTTTCTTGTTTTAACAAGTTGTGAAACATTAAACGAATGTTTCCTTGACTGCAACGCAAGGATTTATTTTAGATATTTTCATCCTTTCTAGGTGTTCTGTGATTGTGATAGTGTTTTAAAAAATTCAAGCAAGTCTCTTTAATATTCTTATCCGGCCACACGCACTTAACTGTATTGCATAGCCCGTATGTATACGCCATAGCTAATGCATTAGAATCCCTTCCATGTGCAAACTTGGTCATAAAATCAATCATACCTGAAAAATACTCATAATCTCGTTGTTGTAAATTGCTAAATAAAGGTAGTCCGTATTCTTTAGATTCTTTAGATTCTTTAGATTCTTTAGATTCTTTAGATTCTTTCTTTTCTGACTCTTGGTTTTTCATGGAACGAAGAAAATCATCACACATTTTATTAAAATTTTTTTTGTCGTGTTTTTCGAATTCATCCATGTCCATCATCACACCGTTGATAATAATTCTATTTTTTCCTGTTAACTCTCCTGGAAAGTCTATACTACTCCACAGCTCAGGCGTTCTTAATTTGTCCGAAAACTCGCTGCAAAGGAACGGAAAACATAGATAGTCTTCGCGATATCTCATGGCAACATAAATTTCCCCATCAGATCCACAACATAAAACCTTTAACCCTTGCTCTGGCTTTACTATATTGCATGGCTTCCATTTATTCATCAGTAACCTCCTTGTCTATATTCTGCACATGTTTCACACAGAAAAGGCATGTCTGTGCTGCGCCTGTGGTTATTTTCATCCTTAAATTCATCACTACAATCTATACAAGCGATCTGCTTATACCCTTCAAATATTTTACTTACTCTCTCTTGAAATTGCTTCTCTTCGCTTTCTTCCATCGAACTTCTCTCCAAAATCATTTTTCATCACCTTACCATCTGTAAGCTCTTCGATTCTTTTCATCATCATTGGCGATGGATAATTCTTCTCTGCTGCTACGCAACATATGTATGCACCCGAACACGGTATCTGTTTTGCGAACCATCCGCTACGTATGCCGTAGTTCTCGAAATAGTCTTTAAGTTTCATGTTATAACCTCCTTGTAATGAGATGTTTTTATAGCATCGCGATTAATTTGTTGCAAGATAAATCGTCTTTGTGCTATATTTTCGTTTTTCGATACAGAGTCGCAAAAAAAAGACTCAAATCCGGGAAGAGATTTGAGTCAAAGGAAAGTACCGTAGTAGTACTACACACATGAAAGAACGGGAGTTTACAACATGACAGACAAAAAAGTAAAGACAGAGACACAGAAGCCTAATATTTATCAGCGAATTAATGCTGTTATGGGTGAAGTCAAATACATACAGAAAGATTCTAAAGCCGCTAAAGGCCTACCATATAAGTTCGTTAGCCATGATCAAGTTACAGGCACTCTACACGCTCCGATGCAAAAGCATGGAATTGTAGTAGTCACAGATATACTAGAGCTAACGCAAGACGGTAACCGCACCCAAGCAAAGATTGCTGTTAGTTTCGTGAATATGGATAATCCAGAAGATCGATTTACGGTTACTTTCTACGGTCACGGTGTGGATAATCAAGACAAAGGAATCGGAAAAGCGATCTCTTATGCTGTTAAATATTGCTTACTTAAAACCTTCTGCTTAGAGACAGGTGACGATGTAGAGAAAGATAACATTGATCATCGTCCAGCTTCAGCGACACCAGTATCTACTCAAGAACTACAAACACTTGAAATCCTAATCAATGGCCATGATGATATTAGAGCTACTGTTTTAACCAAGTGTGCAGGAAGTCTCTTAAACCTCACATTAGAACAGTATCCGAACGTGGTTAAGTGGGTGTACAATATGATTCTTGAGAAAAAGAACGCTGAAAACGTCTAGCTTTACAAGTGATTTACAAGCTCATGTAAAGCGAATGTACATTACACTTTATTTTAAAAAATTCACACAATAATACGGATGTAATTATGCCCAAGGATGGGCTTTTTTTAAAGATTCACAAGGGAAACACATGAAAAATGTACCACAAATTCAGAGATCACCGGAATGGTATGCATTCAGAAAAGGAAAAATTGGAGCAAGTTCAGCAGGAGCAGTAATGGGAGTCAGTCCGTGGCAGACACCATTGCAGCTTTACAAGGAAATGAAGGGGATCACACCTCCTAAGTCTATGAACCCGGCCATGCAGCGTGGAGTTGATCAAGAAGATGCAGCGCTCGAATGGCTAATGATGACCACAGGTAAAACGTTCACTTCAGCTGTTGGAACCTACCGCGGTAACGATAGAATTATAGCATCTCTGGATGGTCTTAGCTCGGATGGTAAGCTCATAGCAGAGATCAAATGCTCACAGAAAATATATGATGCAGCTCTTAAAGGTGTAATCAGCTCAAACTATATATACCAGATTCAACAGCAAATGATGGTTTTCGACATCGATAAGGCTCTTTTCGTAGCTTTTGATGGTTTTGAGGGAGTTATCATTGAGGTTGATCGTGACCAAGATTTTATTGAAGAGCTTCTTAAAGCTGAAATTGCATTTCTAGAATGCCTTGATACAGATACACCACCCGCTTACGAAGAATCCGATCATGTAGAGGTTGTTCTTGAGCGAGACGACATTATCAATCAGTGGATTTCTCTTAACCAACAAATCAAATACCTAAGCATCCTAGAGAAAGAACAGAGGTCGCTCGTGGAGGCACTTGGTGATTCAGGTAACATTGAGTTCTGCTCGTCCGATGGAACACCGCTACTACGCCTTACAAGAGTTAAGAAGGAAGGTTCTGTTGATTGGAGAAAGCTTTGTGAAGAGAAGAACATCACAGATAAAGAAATTGAAGCTCATCGTAAAGAGCAAATTGGCTACTACCGATATCAAATAGTTAAGAAGGAAGGGAAATAATGAAAAGCACATTTGATTATACTATATTTAAATATCGAAAGGATAACCGAGAGGTTTCCGCCTCACATGTGAAATTACTTTCAAAATCAATTGAAAAAGATAATATGCTTCGGTTGAATCCGATAATTGTAAACTCTGATTTTGAAGTGATCGATGGGCAGCATAGACTAGAGGCTGCTAAAGCATTGAAACTAGAAATTCATTATATCGTTGATAATTCCATTACGTCAAAATCAATTATTCTATTGAACTCTGCTCAGAAGAAATGGACTAATGAAGAGTATTTGAATTATTGGATATCCCATAAGAATAACCATTACATAAGATTCAGAGAACTTATGGATGAATATAGCTGGAGAATCTTCACTGTTATGGCTGTTCTATCTACAAATAAAAATAATGAAGGTCAAAAATTTAAAAATGGTGAGTTCATTTTTCCTGAAAGTAAGGAAGATCACGAATTCATTGGATTTTTCTATGAATTATCTCAAATACTCAAACAAAAAAAAACAAAACCCGAGTGGATGATGAATGGAAATCGTTTCATAGCCACCGTTAAAAAGTTGTTTAGATGCCAGTTGATTAATAATGAATTGATGATTGAAAAGCTAAAAAATTATCCTGGTACGATTATAATCACAGACAAATCACAGAATTACGCTGCTCAATTTCTTGAGATTTATAACTGGCGACAGAAAAAACGTCTTCGGATGGTCATTGATGGGTTGAAGTACGACATTGTTTAAATGAGAGATTTATGAAACTTACGAAAGAAATAAAATTAAAAAGTTGGGGGCCTGGTGAATGGGTCGATGAGCCTGACTTTCTTGAATTTGAACATGCTGGATTAAAGTGTTTGGTTATTCGAGTTACCGCTCAAGAGATGAACGGTAGTCTTTTCGGAGGGCATCTATGCGGCTATGTCGAATTTAAACATACAGTTCCAGAAGATCCCTTTGCATTACCGTTTGACGTGCACGGTGGCATAACATTTGGTGAAGAATTGAAAGAGCTTAATTGCTATGCAGTCGGATTTGACTGTGCGCATTTGAATGATGTCATCCCATCAATTGAATTTGTTTTTCCGTCTAAAGAATTTAATTCTGCACCAGATAAATATAAATATTTAATTGAGAAGATATATAAAAACATTGGATTTGTAGAGTCTGAAACGAGAAGTTTAGCAGAGCAAGTTTCTAAATATGATAAGGAGAAATTAAATGGATAAAAAAGAATTTAAAGAATTTGCAGAATTTGTAGAAGGAATATCCGATCTTCAATTAAAGATATATGATTTATTTTCTGAAGATGATGATTTAACTGAAGGTATGGTTTTAGCAACTTTATCAAGATGTTTTTCAGAAGTTTTGGCGGCGGCAGACGGACAATCTGTTGATAAAAAGTTGGAATATCTTGAATCGCTTATGGATTTCACGAAGAAGCTTATTATGAGACCTGATGAAAATGACTGACGTAAAATGGAATGTCGGGGATATCGTACAGATAGACCCCGCTCATGATAAAGTGTTCGGTGCGTGCTTCATGGTAGTCACTGAACCAAAATCTTGGGGTGCTCAAGGGTATTTTCAAGCTCCAGGTAAAGATGGATTAGCTTATTACAGAGTAAAGTTCGAGAACGCTATTAGAGTTGGCGTTGTCGAATGGATGCCCATTGATGTTCAAGATGAGATATGTAGGAATATAATGGAAATGGAGATAGAGAATGAAAGATGAGTTCGTAGAATAATGTACCGAGAATCAGAGTTAAAGGATTACGAGATGATTCAACTTGCTCACAAATGGCACGAAGAGCATGGGACACTCAGCGTTCCATTCTTGCAAAGAAAGTTACAAGTAAATTATACTATGGCATCAAAGATAATTGAAACTGTTAAAAAAGAGTTGATAAATAAAAGACTTTTGGACTGATATTGTTACTTATGTTTCATTGGAGTAAAGATTACTATTTAAAAGGAAAATATGACAGATTGGCAACCAACAGAACCAACATCAGACGATTTTAGTTTTGTTAACATTAGTGTTTATATTCCTAAATGCGAATACGAAGAGGACGAAGATATTGATTAAAAAAATGTATTCGACTATATGCGTGATAGTACTAGCGATGACACTTTCAGCATGTGATGGCTATTCGGTCGGAGAAGGGACTTATAACTTTGGAATCTCCAAAACAGAATTAGATAGTCATAGGTACATCGTTTACAGAACAGAACACGGATGCGCTATTTTACACGATGTCGATTGTCAGGGGTGCAAATGAGTGAATACAAAACTAATATCTTTTACTCTCATAAACATGAGCTTATCAAGCTTTACATGATTATAATAAACAGTGAGTTTGAAGGCAGCTTGTCCGAGGAATATCTTTTAGAAAAAATAGGCATGGCAATCAAAGGGAAACCGATTGTTCTCCATCCCCTATTGAGTAAAATGACCGAAGAATATATTGAAGAATTAACTAATGAGTGATGAAGAAATAATTAAGGTAATCGAAGATTATTCAAAAGAAAACTGGTTTTTCAATAACAGTTTTATTGAAACGGTCCGTGAGAACTTTGAAAAAAACGGAGAGCTCACGAGTGGAGTAAGATGCGCGTGTAAGAACATAATTGAACGGTTTAAGATTAACTATGACTAACGAAGAAGTGAAACATAATAATTTAATCACTGAAGGATGGGACGATATGGGTACACCTGTTGCTCTAACACCTAAAGAAATTAGTGAGAATGCAGTAAAGACATTCAAAAGGTGGAATGATGCGGAAATTGGCTATATATGTCGTGAATGTGCTTTAGCATTTGGCGGAATGCCCAAAGATGGCCATATATGCAGTATTCATTTAAATAAATGCTCGGTCTGCTTTCAAAAGAAAAGTGTGTGCTCACCTTACGATTGGCAATTATCACGGCTTGGAAATAAAATAAAAAAAACAACACAGGAACGGTAACAGTGATAGAATTAGCAATAGCGATAACATTAGCAAGTCCTCAAGAAATTACTGTAGGCTCAGCATATTCCGATAGTTTTTATGCTGCAACTGTGACAGCTGGAACGTATGAAAACGGTGATTCTGAGTGGGAAAAGCGTAATCAAGAATGGATCGATAGTGAAACTGAAGAGCCATATCCCGACGATTTAAAAGATATTGACGGTGACGGTTACCGTGATAGTCGTGATGCAGCCGAGGAATGCAAGTAATGGGACCAACACACGCTCCGTATAATTCGGGATACTCAACGCCCTCGGGAACAATTTCAATGTCTAGCGTTGATGAAGCTGAAGAGATTGACAGAGAATCAAAAATTGTTAAAGTTCAAAAAGAGATTGATCGTTTTGAAAAACTAGCCATGAAAGCATCTATGCTAAATGATGATGTAATGTCTGAAATTTACACTCAATGTAAGCAGGCTCTTGAAGATATTTTATGGAGTCTTTAAAGCCAGAAGTGTTAATTGTTGAATCTCAGATATGTTAATTCTTGGTTTTTCTAAAGTAGCGTGCAGCGGCGTGTTAGAGGCCTTTTTGTTAATTGTGATGGCTCTTCTTCTTGCTCTGAGTAATCATCAGAGCTTGAGAGGGCGTCCATCACAGCTCTTGCAACTGCTTTTTCCATCTCTTCTTTAGAATACATATCAGACGAAGGCTCTTCTCTTGCTCCAGTACCACAAATTCTAGGACAGAACTTATTACAATTAGTGTTGCAATTGACAGTTACCCCAACATTTGGCGCGCCCATTCGATACCTCTGATTCTAAATTCAAATCCATTGTATCATTAGATCGAGTTAAATATCTTCTTTCAGGTGTATCTGGGGTTAGATCAACATCCCAACTAGTTTTATATTCAATGAAAGTTTCTAAACCTTCTTCTACCCACCAGTCATCTTCTTGGCTCAACTTTCTATTGCAATAACCACAGCCACCCAAAAAGCTAACACACACAACAAGTAAAACAAGAACACGCATAACCCACCATCTTACTAAATTAATATCTTTATCATCATTCATTAAGTGATCCTGAAGCTCCAATTAAGTCCCTTACACTTTCTAGGTACCGTACCACACCAGTGCTTTCCATCCACTCATCCTCGCAGTACTTTAGCTTAGCTCGCATGTCCTGGTCTATCTCGTATAAGCATCGCTGGGCTTTCTGTGCATTCATCAAATCGTGGATGGATTCTTGCTCTGTCAGGTAGTCAAACTCGTGTGTGATCGTTACTTTAGCCATTTCTTACCTATGATAATCCAACACTTGTTGAAAAATACCCACCAAACACATAACCATTTGCAAAACTATTATTAATCAGAAGTGCTGATCCACCATCAATATAAAATCCAGACAGAGCACTTGAACCCGAGTTATTCGTGCATAATACACAGTGTTTTGTGGATGCTGTTGAAAGATAAAAATTACTGAAATTATAACCAAAAGATCCTGACGCAAAAGGTAGCGCAATTGTAATTCCTGCCGCTGCACCTGAGGGCGTATTATTTACTACTCCCGTCCATGCTAATGACATCATTCCTGATTTTGATAGTGTATATAACATCCCATCATTTGAATAAGTTGGCCGTGTGCCACTAGCTGGATGGTATGAATTTGTTGTTGATCCAAAAGTTCCTCTTAGAACTATAAAAACAGTCTCTTCGTGGTAATTACCAATTCCATCTTTATTTGTTAGCGTTTGCACAGTCCAGTCATCTGATGCGGACATCTGCATTCGAAAAGCACCTACACACATGCATGGATTTTCGTCGTATAAAGTCTCATCGATGTTTTCTAGTGAAAAGAATGCTCCTTGCGTATCAGCCACAGCGTCATCTGGAGCACCTATACTACCAACGACTGGAGATAGTTTAGCATGAGGAACTCGGCTTATCATGAAAGCAATAGTATCTTCATCGTCGTTTGATACCGCATACAGGAAAAAAGGGACATCTGATGCATAAGCAACAGCTGTAGTAAGACCAAATAAGTTGTTAATTATCTCACTAGCACCGACATCGTCAATAAATGTCTGGTCAGCTGTAACTGGGATTGTGACTAGATGTCCTGGTGTAGCTTTAGATTGAAGTGTAATATTACCTGGATTGGAAACACTGAGAGTTGCACTTGATCCTTGAACCGTAAAGACTCCTGTGCCTCCATTATACGCAATACCGATATTTTGAGCTTCTTGAGCAACCGGAGCGGATGCTAGAGAAACAAATCCATTTGCTGAAACATCAAAATCTGTGCTTTTGAATGATGCTAGTCCAGCGTCGTACGGGTCCGCAGCAGATGCAACAGCGGCTGCAAGCTGTACATCGACATGTAATTGATTTACTGCTCTTGAGTGTGTCGCTACTGGAGCATTTGCGTTCGTAGCATTCGTTACGGTGTTTCCAAAAACAGATACTTGACCTGTACCACTTGGAAGAACTGGATCAACTCCTGGTCCTGTAGCAAAATCGACATCAATCTGATCTACCGCAATACCACCGCCATTCAAGCTCACATAACCATGCTCAGTAACTGTAAACATTGCGTCGTTAAATGAACTTAGACCAGCATCGTTCTTATCAGCTGGGGCGCCTGTTATTGCTGCGCCTACCTGAACCTGAACGTCGATCTTATTGGTACCTACAACTGTTTCAACAGGAATAGCGCTAGGATTAGCAGCGTTAGCAACGGTAACGCCGTCAATATCAATGTTACCTGATCCATCTGGGCCAACTTGCGCATTTACTTGATCTCTTAAAAAGTCTACGCCTGGACCACCAGAACCCACGTCAAACTGCCTCCAAATTGCATCACCTGCCTCAAACTCTGACAGGTACCACAGATCACCTTCAGTCCCTGTCGTTGGATTCTCAGCAATAATCCAAAAAGTCATCAAATGGTGATTCTTATCCAGT